ACAGTCCAATCGACTGACTTAGCAAGGTCAATCCCAAAAGCTACAACCGGCATAGTAGTAACAGGGTGTATGCAGTTTCTAATAAACTGAGTACCGAATGGGTTAGCTGCGTTCTCAGCCGGGTTTGCCATATACTCCTGCTCAAATACAACTTCTGGGAGCTGCCTTCTGGCGTCGTCTATTTCCTGTGGGTCTATGTAAGGGTTATCGTAAGTAGTAAACTTAAAGGATTGCCAATCCGGCTCTGCTTTACTAAACAGGCTGAAAAAGTAATTCTTGCCTCTTGGTGTAGATAAGAAGATTGCTTTACCCTTATAGTCCGTTAAGGTAGGTCTTATTGAGTTTAGCCACCCGTCTTCCAGATTAGGAATAAACGAAGCCTCGTCTACTATTACTAAATTAAATTTACGACCTCTCAGGTTGTCTAGTCGCTCCCCTGTAAAGAACTCTACCTTGCCACCATTAGGGAAGCTAATATTTAAATCCGATTTGTTATTAGGAAACGGAAGGCTATTGCATAACTTCTCAAAGAATACCTTAGCCAATTTATAGGTAGGGGTTATGTAAGCAACTTGACCGCCTTTGATTGCGGTTGTAATGCATTTGATTTGGCTCAACTCCGATTTTCCGAACCTTCGACCGCACATAACAACAATGTACCTGGCTTCGCAGTCAAGTATCTTCTTTTGGTTTATATGTCCGTTAGGTAGTTCTATCCGCATTAAAGAATTGTCTTGCCGTCTACAAATACTATCTCTATTCTGTTATCTGTTTGAATGTCTACTTGTTCTTTTGGCTTACCATAAACACGGGTTAGCAAGGTTTCTAAACTATAAAGGCTGCCCTTCTCTAAACTCTTACGCATAGCTGCTGCTATTGTCTTTTCTAATACTGTTGCCTTTGGGTTATCCCATACCGACTTTAACTCCTCTAAGTCCATTGACATCATAGCTTGTATTGTATCGTTTATCTCCGATACCTTATAGCCTTGCTCTTTAAGTAGGCTAACATACTTACGAGGTCTGCCGTTTGGGTTTCTTATCTCTCCTTTTTGTACCGGTATTAAATTTTGTTCGTTTGCCATATCTTCTTATTTATCTCTTTGTTATTACAAAGGTACCCCGTTCTTTTTTATAACTAATGTTGGGTCAAGTTTAATCATCCTGTCTACTATAACTTGGCAATATTTAGGGTCAAGTTCTGTACCATAGCACTTGCGTTTTAATTGGTGTGCTGCTACCATTGTTGAACCTGAACCAAGAAACATATCTAAAACTAATCCGTTATTTGGGCAGCTTGATTTGATTGCTCGTTCACATAATGGTATTGGTTTTGGTGTAGCGTGATTACCTGTGTCTTCTCTTTCTTGTTGGCTTGTTCTTTTGATATGCCAAACATTATTCATATTATCGTGAGTGTTATCAAAATAAGCTCTTGATGTATATAATTCATTTTTTGCTATATCATATTCATTTTTTAAATCACTATATTCTTTTTGAAATGCTTTTCCATTACTTGCTTCTTTAATAGCATTGTAATCTTTTTCAGTTGGGAATGCCCATTGTGATTTTGCCCAATAATGCGAATGAGCAGAACTTGTAATTTCTAAAATTTTGCTATTTGATAATCCGCTTTTTTCTTTTTGTTCTTTAAGCCAATTTAATATGTTTTCGTAGCCTTCATAAAAATCATCTACTTTTCTATTTTTCCCATCTTGTCCAAGCATAATAAATAAACACTTTTCATCTGCTACGGCATAGCTTCTTCTTGAAGCAGAAAGTTGTCCTTGTCCGTTTATTTTATCCCAAGTGATTAAATTTCTAAAATAGATTTTATCTTCTTTTATGTATGGCTTTAATATCTCGCTATAAATATCCATAAGCGGTTCATCAATACCCCAACAATACCAACTTCCGTTTTCTTTTAGGTGCATAAATTGTAAAGCAATCCATTCCCTATTGAAATCGAGTAAATCATTAAAGTTAAGATTATCATTAAGCACTCCCTCTTTTTCTTTTTTCATTCCGTATGGTGGGTCGTTGTGAGCCATATCTGCCTTCTGCCCGTTCATTAACTTTGCTACTTGGTCGCTATCCGTACTATCCCCACAAAGTAATCTATGCTCTCCTATCTCAAATAAATCTCCTAATACTATATCGGTTTCTATTCCCCCGTCTGGAACTGCAAAGTCATCTTCTTCGGCTTCTACTTCGATTGCATCAAAGCCGGGTATGTCTAAGCCCCAATCTATTAACTCCTGCTCATCCCAATTATTTGCTAAGTCGTTCCAATCCCACTCGCCATAGCCTACATTGTCTTTAACTATAAATTCTTTTTGCTGCTGCTCCGTTAATTCACTTGCCTTTATAATTGGTATCTCTTTAAGTCCGGCTTCTTTACAAGCCTTTAATCGCATATTGCCACCAAGCACTACCATATCATCATTTACAACAATAGGTCTAAGGTTAAGCATTTGTGGGAACTCATTTATTGACTTTACGAGCTTTGCAAACTTATCATCCTTAATTATTCTGGGGTTGTTTGGGTTTGCTTTAACTGTGTTGATTGGTACGTTTTGTATCATAGTATGCCGTTTATTATATCGTTGGCTTGGTCTAATGCATCCTCTTGGTCTAAGTAATTGTCTACATCTGCTATGTGCTTATTTATTAATGTTTCTGCCATAGCATAGGTGTAGTGTCCTATTGTAGTCATATCGTCGCCTTGCGTTCCCTTTTTACATACTGCTACAAAGTAAGCCTTATGGGTAAGCAATAGCCAGAGTGCGTTTAGTTTTCTCATCTGCCTTGACCTCTATATGCTTTTTCTCTGGGAGTGTGCTTATTAAAGGACTTCTTTGCAGAGCCTCTTTTGCGTTTCCCAAAGCTAATTTTGTTTTTATTCTCATTACCTTTTGCCATGCGGTATGTTTTTTAAATGTATTTCAAATATTTCCTCAGCAGTCCACCTGTTTTTAAAATCATAGTCGTAATGGCAATCCCTGCACATAGCACATAAATTAGTTATATGGTCTTGCAGTTGTTTTCTTTTACTGCCGAACTTTGACCTAGCAACTATATGAGCTATATCTACCGCTACTTTACCACACACTTCACAAAGAATAGTGTCTGACGTATCAAACCCCATTCCTTGTAAATAGTTTAAAGTGTGTCTCTGCATAGTTTCCCCATTAAATTTCTTCGTTGATTAATAATTAATTGATTAAAAAATTTAACTATGCAAATTATTTTCTGTCTATTTCTTTTAACTTATTAATAGCCCACTCAACACCAGAAGTTCCACCCCACGCATCCCACATTAAACCACCGCAACCTTCACTATAAGGAACGTCTTTATGTTGCTGATGTCTTTTAAAAGATGCCATTCTTGCTATCGTATCTCTGCTGATTGGTTCTTTGTTAGCTAATTGTCTTGCCCTTGCTTTTCCTGTTGCTTCTCCGCAACTGCCCCATCCATTTTTCTCAGCCCATTCAATAGCTCTCTTTGCGTTGTTAGTTGCTGACTCAGGATAGTCCGTATAGCTATCTGCAAACTTCCCACCGGCTAATATTGCCTTCCAAACCTTCATAGCTTTTTCTTCGGTGTCGTAAATGCAGTCGCCTTTGCCTATTCTGTATTTCCCGTTAGATGCACACTTAATTACTGGCATAGTTTACTATAAATATACTTTCTGTCTAAATTTATTGCCTCGAAGTTATAATTCTTTTCGCAAAACTCAAAAAGGTTCTGTCCGCTCTCTTTTCTCATAGCCTCGTCGTTTACTAAATCTTTGATGTGTTTATACCAATCCTTCTGGCTTTTAACATAATGAACAGGTAAATCTAGGTACGGATTGACAAGGCTAACTATTGCCGGGTTCTTTTTAGCTGCCGTTTCTAATACTTTAAGATTTGACTTCATAGAATTGAACCTGCTATCTACTAACGGAATTACTGAAATGTCGCTATCTGTATAAGCTCCCATATATTCCGTAACCCTTGCATAGTTGTATATTGTAGGGTTAAGTTTTAGCCCACAAGTAAACGCTCCTATCATCTTATCCCATACCGGCTTTTCCCCGTCGTTATATCCGGCTATTACAGTCCTTATATTCATTCCTTGCAAACGCTTAAATGGTTGCTTCAATAATTCTATATCTCTTTCGTGCGTTCCGCTGCCGGACCAGAATAATCTTACCCGGCTATCTTCTGTCTTATTATCCATAAACTGCTCCTGCCCGTAAGGTAAAGCGTTTGGTAGAATATGAACGTTGTTATTGTATTGGCTTATCTCTGCTGCCAACCTTTCGTGCGTACAGGTGCAAAGGTCAGCCACTCGCATATAACTTATAATTTGTTCGGGTATCTTGTTCATAAGATAACGCTCATACAATAAATGGCTTGGCTCTAAGTTCCAGTAGTCGTCGTTATCTACTACTAATTTAAAGCCGTACTTAGTTCGCCACGCATTCATTTGAGCTGCCGTTATCTCATTAAGCATTCTATTCATTAGAACTATATCCCATCCTTGCTCTAATAACTCATCATTAAGTACGTCGGTTATAAGTGCGTACTCTTTTTCTAAATGTACTATTGGCATCATTATCCGGTGCAGTCCAACACCCGAGTTAGCAGAAGTTATACAAAGTATTCGCATCTTATATTTTTTTGGTTGTGATAGATGTCTTGGTACTTTTCCCATACGCTCTGTGCTCGTGCCAAGCTCTCGTCTTTCATTCTTCTATATTCCGTTCCGTTGCCTACATCGTGTCCTATATGCTCTGACCTCATATCCGGGAGGTAATAATTTGTAAAGCCTGTAATGGTTGCTCGTTCTCCGTAATCTCTATCCTGCATTCCGTAAGGGTCGTAAGCTTCATTGTAACCGCCTACTTTGTCTATAAGTTCACGAGTGATAAAGTTATCGCCAAAGGGTGTATGCGTTTTATGTACCCCGTCTACTAATGGTGGCAGCTCCTCTACACAATATATTCCAATTATGCCAGTTTTTGACACACGTTGAGAAAACATAACCCAATTTTGCAGCCAATTGGTTGGTAATAGTATATCATTAGCTAACAAGCAAACCGCATCATAGTTTTGAGTTATCCTTAACCCTGCATTAACTCCGGCTGCTATGCCTCGCTTTTCTTTTGATAAATCATATCCGGCAAACGGATAGTTAAAGTTTTCGTGCGTGTCGCTGCCGTTGTCTATTAAAAAACAATCCGCGTTATAACCAGAATTAAAAAAGTTTTGGTTAATTACACGCTGCGTTAAATCGTGCCTGTTTTGTGTTAGTAATAAGATTGCTACTTTCATTTATCTTATGTTTGAGCCTATTTCCCTTGCCGGAACTCCTGCGTATTTAGTATTTGCTTTTGCCTCTCCTTTAAAAAAAGCACTTGCTCCTATCATACAGTTTTCGCCAATGTGTGCGAACTGATGCAGAACTGCGTTAAGTCCTATATTACTACCTTCTTCAATAATTGAGTGACCGCCTATTTTAGCTCCGCAGCTTATTGTTACATTGTCAAAGATTTGGCAGTCGTGTCCGATGTGTGCGTGTTTCATTATAAAACAACTATTCCCTATAAATGTATCTATCTCAGTTCCGGCATCAATAGTTACAAGCCCTGTGATAACATTGTTATCTCCGATGTATACTTTGCCTTTTTCTTTTTGCCAGAACTTCTTATGCTCTGCTTTGTCGCCTATTATACAATAAGCTCCGATGTAGTTGCCATCTCCGATAATTACGTTATCGCCAATGATGGCGGTGGGGTGGATGTAGTTTGCCATTATTTATTTTTAGGTTGTGAGTCGTACCATTCGTAAAGCCTTTTAATCATATCAAAGATACAATGGCTGCACCATACTGTTAATATGAAATCAGGGCTCATATACTTTCGGTAAATATGCTCGTACATTTTTAAGATGTCTAAATCTATATTTCTTACATAACCATTCTGGACCATTTCATAGTTAGGTCTATGCAGGTCTAAATAGTTTCTATGTTCTATTTCCATAAGTTCCACATTATTTTTGAAATCATTGGAGCAACTGCACCCGGTATAAATACAAACGCAATAACGTCTGTACATATTGCAGGTAGTAAATATAAAACTAAACCTGTCCAAGCTGCTAAACAACTCGTGCAGCTAAAAGGCTTGAAATCTAATTTCCACTTCCTATGAAATTGGTGTATCTCTACAAAGAATAAAGAAAAACTTATAGCTGCTAATATTGTTAGTATCATTTTCGTAATTGTTTTTTAAGTTCACGCTTAGTTAATTTCAATACCCTGTGGATTGTCATATAAGGTATGCCTGTAACCCTACTAAGTTCCTTTGCGTTGCAGTTATGGTTTATAGCATAAAGCCTAAGTAAGTCCGAACTAAACCAATGCAGTTTGCTTAACTCATCTTCTACTCTATTCAGCAGCTCCTCATCTCTATCGTGCAGTTCTACTTCTGCATTCAAAGGTTTCCTGTAAGTTCTATAAAATTGGCTCGTATTACTTTGCATCATATTAATCATTGTTCTAACTAAATAGAATTTTAATACGTTGCGTTTATGCATATCAATTAGCTTCTCCTCATCCATTTCACATAGCACCTTAAATAGTTCGCTGCGTAAATCTTCCTGCAACTCCTCTGGCTGCATTTTACTGATAGCGTCGCTTAGTTCTTTACTA